ACAGGCATTAAAACTAAAATCATTCGTCAATATTTACCAGTTATTAATAAACTGGTAAACAAATATTTATCATCGTTAGATTTCTTTGTAAACTTTAACCTAGATGAATCGTTTAAAGAAACAATCAAGTCAAGACACCGTGATGACTTTTCTTATCATAACTTCTCAGAAGGTGAGAAACAACGTATTGACATGGCACTGATGTTAACATGGCGTGCCGTTGCAAAGTTGAAGAATTCTGCAAACACCAATCTTTTGGTGCTTGATGAGACCTTTGATTCAAGCCTAGATACTAACGGAACAGAAGAACTGATGAAGATACTTCATATGCTTGATGGTGTTAATTTATTTGTTATATCACACAAAGGTGATATCCTACAAGATAAGTTTTTGAATGTGATTAAATTTGGTAAAGAAAAGAATTTTTCAAGGATATTAAAATGAATAGCGAAATACTAACAATCGATACTGGTGCTGGGTTACTCAAAGAAAAGATAACTTCATTACCGATTTACGCAGACACACATCCATTATTGTCAGAAGTGATGCCTGAATACGAAGATGAAATACCATCTTTTGATTTGCATCAATTGGTTAAGAAATTGAAAGTTACAAGAGAGGCTTATGGTGGCATTGGTCTTTCAGCTAATCAATGCGGTATTAAAGCTAGAGTGTTTGTTTTAGGATACGAAAATATATTTGATATGGTTTGTATCAACCCAAAAGTAATCAATGCTTCGGCAGAGTTAGTAAGAGACAATGAAGGTTGCCTCTCTTTTCCTGGTTTGTATGTTAAAATAACAAGAAATAGTTGGATTGAAGTTGAATATTTTACTGAAGAAGGTAAGAAAGTTCAGACCCGACTAGAAGGTCTATCTGCAAGATGCTTCTTGCATGAGTTAGACCACATGAATGGTATTAAATTAACACACCACGTTGGTCCTGTTGCCTTAAAAATGGCAAAACAGAAACAGGAGAAACGTATTAAGAAACACTTGAGAGCAAAAAGTAAATAATGGCTTACGCATTTGATCCTAAAGATGATGTTGAAACACAGTGGCAAAAGTGGTCTGCACAACTAGTACAACCCGCTATTCTAACCGATGAGGCCTTGCGTGAAAACATTATCAAAGACCTCACATTCGTATCAGGTATGGATGTTAAAGAATATACACTGTATCAAAAGTGGTGTGAGGTGCAAGAGAAATATCCATCTGTTGTTGTGAATGACTTATGGGAAGGTGAGAAACGAGTAGTAGAAGATGAAGGTCAACGTCTTGCAATTGAAGGAATCAAGAAAAACTTCTGGATTCCAGAAACACCTGAAGACTATCTAAATTTACAACCAGAGATGTTGTACACCAGTAAGCAAGAAAAATTGCCTGAATTGTGGAATTGTATTCGTACCTTCTCATCTACAATGAAGAACAATTCTAACATTGGTCGTAACCTTAACTTTGTAATTCGTGATAAAGTAACTAAGAAGTATCTTGGTGTTATCTGCATCTCATCCGACTTCCTTGATTTAACACCAAGAGACAATCATATTGGTTGGCCTAGAGAACTGAAGACACAAGGCGGTATGATTAACCATACTGCCATTGGTTCTACGATTGTTCCATTACAACCACTTGGTTTTAATTATGTTGGTGGTAAACTACTTGCATTGTTGTGTCTTGCTGATCCTGTACAAGAACTATGGAAGAAATTGTATGGTGATGTACTTGTTTCAGTAACAACAACATCATTATATGGTAGAACCAAGGTTGATGGTCTATCACAGTATGATAATTTAGACCACTGGCAGAAGATGGGTTTTACGGCAGGTTCTGTATCATTTGAACCAGAAAAGAATACTCGTTATCAAATTCGTGATTGGTTAAAAGTAAAACATACACGCAAATACTTTGAGTGGTATTCTGCAAAGAAAGCTTCTGGTCAACCACATAAACGTGACCATAAGAATCGTTCACTTCAATTTGTGTATAGTAAACTGAACATACCTAAAGAGTTGATTCGTACAGATCATGCTCGAGGCATTTATTGGTCACCTCTGTATGATAACTCTGTTGATTACCTTAATAAGAGAATTGGTGATGATGTATTGATTAAATCATTTGACACAAGTGTAGAAGCCTTGACTGAGATTTGGAGAACTAAACATGCCAAACCTCGTATCAAGCAGTTGGTCAAAAAAGGTCGTAACAATAATGAGACATTGTTTTATGATGATTTAACCACACTAACCTGGCCAGAGGCAAAGAATAAATATTTGCCTGCGGTTGGTCGATAAACGCTTGACAAAGTGCATATATAATGTTATAATAGACACAAATGCGGAAAGTCCGAGACAGCCCATCCCAATGGGTAGACAGGTTTAACTCCTGTTATCCGCTCCATCCCTAAGTCCCATGCGACTTCCAAACTGTTGTTTTTATACAACAGGCTCTTGACAAACCCTCCAGTTTTGATATAATAGACCTATAAATTGATTAGGATTATCTATGACCACTTTTACGGTAGAACAAAAATCTCAACTTGCTAAACTAATGGCAAATGAGAATATCACGATTCAACACCAAAAAATTCAAACTGCCAAATTTGATCCTAAAAATCGTATTTTATATCTTCCAATCTGGAAAGATATGTCTGGTTGCATGTATGATTTGCTTGGAGGTCATGAAGTTGGCCATGCTCTTTACACACCTGCGGAAGGTTGGCATGATGCTGCCGTGGATACTACCAAAAGCAAAAACTATAAATCATTTTTAAATGTTGTTGAAGATGCTCGAATTGAGAAAAAAGTAATTCGTAAATATCCAGGACTCAAAACATCATTCCGTAAAGCTTATACTGAATTAAATCTCCGTGATTTTTTCGGTCTTGCTGGCCGTGAAATTAATGGACTTCCTTTCATTGAACGATTAAATATCTTTACTAAAAGCCAATATACGCAATCTATTTCTTTTTCGGGTAAAGAATGGAGTTTAATTAGTAAAATTCAAATGCTCGAAACATGGGAAGATACTCTCCGTGTTACCGAAGAAATTTATGGATATTCAAAAGAAGAACAATTTGAAATACAAAAAGAATTAGAAAAAGATTTTGATTCAGATTTGTTTGAAGAAGATGCTGACGGTGATTATGAACAAGATGATGATTATGATTCTTCTGATGATGGTGAATTAGATCAAGATGCCAAATCTTCATCAGATCCCGATGGTAATTCTGATGAAGATTCCGATAATGATTCTGATGATTCTAACAAAATCAATCGCAATAAACAATCCGCAGAATCAGATTCTTTACCTGAAGACTTTGATCCAATTTGTGAAACGGATGACAACTTCCGAAACAATGAAACTATACTATTGGATAATAAATGTAAAGAGTATATTTACCTTAATATACCAAAAGTGAATATGCATAATTGTATTACACCTGCAAAACGGGTGCAAGAATTGATTAGTAAACATTACATGGTAGATATCGAAGAAGGTCGTTTGACTTATGCAAAAATTAATGAGTTTGTGAAAGACTTCCGTAATAAGAATGAACGATATGTTTCATTACTTGCCAAAGAGTTTGAAATGCGTAAGGCCGCCAAAGCTTTTAGTAAATCTAAACTGTCCGATACTGGTGATATTGATGTAAACAAACTTTCATCGTATCAATTTGATGATAATATTTTTCGTAAAGTGATGTTAGTGCCAAAAGGTAAATCGCATGGATTGATTTTGTTGCTTGATTGTTCTGGTTCTATGACTGATAATATGCCAGGATCAATTGAACAGATTTTGATTCTTTCTATGTTCTGCCGTAAAGTTAATATACCATTTCATGTTTATGGTTTTACTAATGAAAGTCGTACTTGGTTTTTGGATAGAAACATGCAATATCCAGTTGACATTGATACACAAAGAAATTCTTTTGGACCATCTAATAACTCTTTGAATTTATCTAATGTTCAATTGCGTGAATATTTGAATCACAAAATGTCAAACTCTGAGTTTACAAAAGCTTTGCGTAATATGATTTTGTTGAAACTTTCATACCCTCACCCTGGTAATCGATATGGTAATCGAGTTAGCCGTCCAAAAAGTGAAGTTTTGTCCAATACACCACTAACAGAAGCTATTGTTGTGTGCCGTGATATAATGTTAAACTTTAAGAAAGTTAATAATTTGGATCTTACCAATCTAATAATTGTACATGACGGTGATGCTGATAGTAACAATTCATATTTAGATAATGAAGGTGAATATCAAACATATTGGCCAACATATGTAAACGTGGTTATCCGTGACAAGAAGTTTCAATATGAAGAACAGATAATCGATTCGAAAATGTCATGTTCTACATTTGAAACCGTTTTGAGCTGGTTCAATAAAACTACTCATTCTAAAGTATTTGGATTTTATATTATTGAGGGTCGAGCAAAACATGCAATTGAAAGAATGTATGTTAATGAAAATGGGCTTACAATCCGTGAAGTTCGAAACACGGATCGAATTAATGGTTACGACCTTGGCAAGAAAATTCAAAGTAAATTCAGAAGTGAAAAATTTATTGTTTCTCATAAGAAAAATTATACCAGTTTCTTTATGATTGCTGGTGGTGATAATCTTGTTGTAGATAAAGAAGAAATTGAAATTGAAGGAAAAGTTACATCTAGTAAATTGAAAAATGCGTTTATGAAATTCAACCGCGGTAAACAAGTGAACCGTGTTTTAGTCTCTAAATTTATTCAAGGTATTGCTGTATAAGTGTTGCACAAAAACAACAGAGGGCTTGACTTCTGTTGTAGTTGTGTTATAATGGTACCATCTGATTAACAAAGGTCGTTTTATATTATGTCAAATCGTATTGAGGTTCGTGAAAAGTTTATTTCCAATTTGCAATTGCTCGGCAAGTCCGAAGTGAGTCGTTCGGAAATTAAACTGTTATGTCAAAAAATGGGCATTAGTAGTGCTCAATGGTTCACTAAAGATGAATCAAACCGAGTTGCTCGAGGACTGTATCGTGTTCCTTCTGCAACAATTGCTTTACAAGCTCAAGTTATACCTATGATTAAAAATGTAGATAAATCTTCAAGTAAAATTTCCAATATTGCTACAGATTTGGATTCTATTAATTTAGTTCCTTCTGCGTACAAAAATTATGTACCATTCGGTGACTTTGAAGATATCGTTTCTATTGTAAAATCACAACAATTCTTTCCTGTGTTTGTTACTGGTCATTCTGGTAACGGTAAAACAATGTCTATTGAACAGGCATGTGCTAAGGCAAAACGTAAATTCATTTGTATTTCTATGACACCTGAAACTGATGAAGGTGATTTACTTGGTAACTATGTATTGATTAACGGCAATATGGAATGGCGTGACGGTCCTGTTACAACGGCTGCTCGTCAAGGTGCCGTTTTGTGTATCGATGAAATCGATTACGGTGCTCAGAATCTTGCTTCTTTGCAACGTGTACTTGAGGGTAAACCTTTCATGCTGAAAAAGAAAGGTGAATTGATTACACCTGCATTAGGATTTACTGTATTTGCTACTGCAAACACTAAAGGTAAAGGATCAGATGATGGTCGTTATATGTTTACTAATGTATTGAATGAGGCCTTCCTCGAAAGATTCCCAAATACTTATGAACAACAATGGCCGCCAGTTGTCATTGAACGTAAAATCATGAAGAAAGAATTGGAATCTGCCGGCCGTGCAGATGATGATTTTGCTGAGAAACTTGTTACATGGGCAGATGCCATTCGTAAAACATTCGCTGACGGTGGATGTGATGAAGTGATTTCCACTCGCCGTTTAGTGCATATTGTTTCAACTTTCGGTATCTTTGGTGATAAGATGAAGGCAATTGGTCTTTGTTTGAATCGCTTCGATGAAGATACAAAGGCATCTTTCCTTGATTTATACACCAAAGTTGATGCTGGTATTAATCTTGATGCCGTTCCTGTAACCATTGTTGAAGAAACAGGTACAAGTGACGAAGTTCCTTTCTAATTGAAACATTTGCCGTAATAAGTGTTGACATCTATTGCGGCTTATGTTATAATATAATCTGATTTGAGAGAACAGTCTCCTCTCAAATGTTTTTTTTCTGAGAGACTAAAAATGGAGTATTCGTAATGAGTGCAAAAAATAAAGTGTTGGCATATTTGTCAAAATCCGGTTCTTATAACACATTGACACCTACTAAAATGCAGAGTGTTTTTGGTGTTGCAAACCCATCCGCAACTATCAATGAGTTGCGTAACGATGGTAATGCCATCTACTTGAACAGCCGTGTTACAAAAAGTGGTGAGAAAGTTTCTTTCTATCGCCTTGGAACACCAACAAAGCGCATTGTCGCTGCTGGTATTCAAGCAATGCGTACACAAGGCACACGTGCTTTTGCCTAATATATCTTAGGTAGTCTATGGGGGAGTGATATATATAATATTACTCCCCCTTTTTATTTTATGGATACATTATGGAAATACAAGTTAAAGTCGAAGAATTAAAAAAGAACAAGCTGTTTATTGCCACACCTATGTACGGTGGCATGTCACACGGTCTTTATGTCAAGTCAGCGTTGGACTTACAAACAACAATGGCAAAATATGGGGTTGAAACTAAGTTTTCATTCCTATTCAATGAATCTCTGATAACACGAGCGAGAAACTACCTTGTAGATGAATTTCTCCGTTCAGGTTATACACACCTTTTGTTTATCGATTCCGATATTCATTATAATCCACAAGATGTGTTAGCACTTCTTGCTTTAGATAAAGAAGTTATTGGCGGGCCTTATCCTAAGAAATCAATCAATTGGGGTAATGTTGCAGCTGCTGCTCGCACACATCCTGATATGGATCCAAAAGAACTTGACCAACTTGTCGGCGAATACGTCTTCAATGTTGTAAGGGGCACATCACAATTCCAAGTGACTGAACCTCTTGAAGTTATGGAAATTGGTACAGGTTTCATGTTAGTAAAACGTGAAGTGTTTGAGAAAATGGAAGTTGAATATCCATCTATCAAATATAAACCAGATCATGTTGGCCAAGCTAACTTTGATGGCACACGTTACATTCACGCTTACTTTGATACTGTTATCGATACCAAAGATAGTATCACAGGTGGTGGTTCAGAACGATATCTTTCAGAAGATTATATGTTCTGTCAAATGTGGCGTAAGATGGGTGGAAAAATCTACTTGTGTCCATGGATGAAAACTCAACACATTGGCACATATGCCTTTAGTGGTAACATGCCTGCTGTTGCACAGTATACAGGCAAATTATGAAATACAAGTATAGTGAAGACCGTATCATCAATGAGCTAAAAAATTACATTGATGATACTTACGGTGAACACTATTCACAGAACAAGTTCCAGGCAACTGAATTTATCATGGACTCAGGACATGGTGAAGGATTTTGCATTGGTAACATTATGAAGTATTCCCAAAGATATGGGAAAAAAGATGGTTATAACCGCA